CACGACCTCAAATGGCAACAGCTTTCGATGGCACCCGACGATCTTGAGATGATCGAGGCTCGGTGCTTTTCCGTTGAAGAAATTTGCCGCCTGTTCGGCGTGCCGCCCCACATGATCGGTCATACGGCCGGCAACACGCAACTCGGGAGCTCGATAACCGAGCAGACGCGCGGGTTCGTGATGTTCACGCTACGCCGACGGCTCAAGCGCATCGAGGCAGCGCTGCGCAAGCAGCTACTGACGCCTGCGGATATCGTCCGCGGCATCACTATCGAGATCAACCTCGACGGGCTGATGCGCGGCTCGCCGGCGGAGCGCTCCGCCTTCTACAACGCTGGCCTGCAAAACGGCTGGTTCACGATCAACGAAGTCCGTGCGCTGGAGAATATGCCGCCCGTCGAGGGCGGCGAAGTTCCGCGGATGCAGATGCAGAACACGCCCATCACGATGACGGCGGCGCCCCAGCACATCACCGCCACCCTCCCTGCTTCGTAGGACTGCCGATATGACGCTTCTCACCAAGAACTGCGGCGTTGCGCTCGATGTGAAAGCCGTCGGCGACGATGGCACCTTTGAGGGCTACGGGTCGATCTTCGGGAATGTCGATTCCGACAATGAGATCGTGATGCCGGGTGCCTTCACGCAGTCGCTGGTCGACGCGAAGCGCGGCGGCCGCTCGATCAAGATGCTGTGGCAGCACGACCGGACGCAGCCGATCGGCGTTTGGGACGACATGGCCGAGGACTCGAAGGGCCTGTGGGTGCAGGGCCGGCTGCTGATCAAGCAGAACGTGCCCCGCGCCGACGAAGCCTATGCGCTACTGAAGGCGGAGGCGATGGACGGCATGTCGATCGGCTATCGCACGCTAGACGCAGATCCGCACCCGACCAAGCCCGGCATCATCCAGTTGAAGAAGCTGCTGCTGCGCGAGGTCTCGCTTGTAACCTTCGCCTCTAACGATCGCGCGCGGGTCGAGACCGTCAAGCACCTTCTGGACGCCGGCGGCATGCCGACGATCCGAGAATTTCAAGGAACCCTGCGGGAGCTCGGTTTCTCGAAGAGCAAGGCGGAGGCGATGGCCTCCGCCTGCGCACCGCATCTTCGGGGGGAACCTGAAGCCAAGGCGGACGACGAACTGAGCCGGTTTTTGAAGACCATGCTCGCCTGACCTTCACCTCCAGACAGGAGCACTTCCCGATGCGTAATTTCCATATGGCCCGCGCTGTTGCGCTGGGCGCGATGACGGCTGCCGAACGCGCGAAGGGTCGCTACATGCGCGGTCCCGACGACCACGGTGGTGGCGGCAACAAGTCGGCCGAGCAGATGGCCGACGAACTGCGCAAGTCGATCGACAAGAAGACCGACGCGATCCAGAAGACAGCGGACGACGCGCTGTCCGAGGCCAAGCGCACCGGCGGTCTCGCCGAGGAGACCAAGAGCGCCGTCGACAAGTCCCTGCTCGAACTGAACACGCTGAAGGAGCAGCTTTCGCAGATCGAGCAGAAGATGGCGCGCAAGCCGGGCGGCGACGGCGAGCAGGTCAAGTCCTATGGCGAACAGGTCGCCGAGTCCGACCACTACAAGTCGTATGTCGAAGGCGGCGCGCGCGGCAATCTGCGCATCTCGCTCAAGGCGACCGATATGGACATCAAGGCGATCACGGCGGCCCAGGCCGGTACGGCCTGGTCGGATCGCGACACAACCGTCACCAGCCTGCCGCGCCGCACGCTCACCGTGCGGAGCTTGCTCACCGTCGTGCGGACGTCGAGCGGCTCGGTCGACTATGCCCGCCAGACCACCCGCACGAACAATGCGGCGGTGGTTGGCGAGGGTCTGACCAAGCCGACCAGCAGCTATATCTGGGAGCAGGTGAACGCCCCGGTCCGCGTCATCGCCCATCTGGCGAAGCTGACGCGGCAGGCGATCGACGACGCCGTGCAGCTTCAGGGCGAAGTCGAGAGCGAGATGCGCTACGGCCTCGGTCTCGCCGAGGAGGGCGAACTCCTCAACGGCGACGGCACCGGCCAGCACCTGACCGGCCTCGTCCCGGCAGCCACCGCGTATGTGGCGCCGATCACCATCGCCAGCCCGACGCGCATCGACATGCTCCGCCTCGCGCTGCTGCAGGCCGAGCTCGCCCTCTACCCGTCGGACGGCATCGTGCTGAACCCAGGCGACTGGGCCGGCATTGAGCTCCAGAAGGACGGCCAGGGCCGCTACGTCTGGGCAGATCCGCTCCAGCTCGGCGGCCCGCGCATGTGGGGCAAGCCCGTCGTCTCGACCCCGGCCCAGACGATCGACAAATTCCTCGCCGGCGGCTTCAAGCTGCAGACGCTGTACGATCGCATGTCGCCCGAGGTCGTGATCGCCTCGGAGAACGCCGACGACTTCGAGAAGAACCTCTACACCATGCGGTGCGAGGAGCGCGTCGCGCTCGCCAACAAGAAGCCTGGCGCGCTGATCTACGGCGACTTCGGCCTAGTCGCGTAAGCCACCTGGGCTGAATTTGGCGCGTCCGTTTTTCGGACGCGCCACCCTTCCCCGCAATCACCAAGCAAGGAGAACCGTCATGGCCGAACCGGTCAACTATACCGTCGCGCGCGGCCACCTGGGCGACGAGATCACCGACGACGGTGTGAAGCAGAAGTTCTTTGAGGTTGGCGACACCCGCGCCGCTGATCCATCGATCGTCAAGCACCTCGTCGGCACGACGTTGATCGACCCTGATGCGGACGATGCCGGTCTGCGCACCGACGGCCCTACCATCGAGGAGTTTGTCGCCGCCGGGTATCCGGCCGCCAACTATCCGCCCCGCGGCTACGCGTCGCGGAGCACGGAAAAGGAGATTTCCACCGCGATCGCCACCGCTGCCACGAACGGCGGCACGAAGTCGGAACCGCCCCTCGAGAACAAGGCCGACGTCGTCCCCGAGAATAAGGGCAAGCCAGCCAAGCCGGCGGCGAAATAAGCCGGACGATGCGCACCGTTGTCGTCACCCCGCCATCTCCCATCATATCGCTGGACGAGGCGAAGGCTCACCTCAAAGTCGAGCACGACGAAGATGACGCGGTGATTACCGGCATGGTTGAAGGCGCGGTCGGCCATCTGGACGGCCCGCATGGCTGGCTCGGTCGCGCGCTCGGTCCTCAGACGCTGGAATGCTATCTGCCCGCGTTCGGCGCCACGTCAATCGCCCTTCCATTTCCGCCCGCGCTGGAAATCGCCGAGATCGCTTACGTCGGCGACGATGGCGCGGAAGTCGTGTTGCCGGCGGACGCTGGCGAACTCCGGGGAAGCCTGCTCCGCCCGCGTTGGCCGACCGTTTGGCCTCAACCTGCATGGCGGGGCGGAGATGGGGAAACCGTCCGCATTCGCTATCGCGCTGGCTACGAGACGCTACCCTCGGCGCTGCGCTCGGCCATCTTGCTGATGGTTGGCGACCTCTACCGCAACCGCGATACTGTCGCGGCGGTCGGCGCCGTTGCTGTGCCGATGTCTACGACGGTCGAGAACCTGCTTTCTCCCTTCCGGGTATGGTGCTGATGAGGATCACCCCGGGCGAACTCGACAAGCGAATAACCTTCTGGCGCTCTGCTTCCGTTGATGATGGCACGGTCACTGTGCCGGGCGTGCCAACCCCGATAGGTTCGCGCTGGGCGAAAAAGACCGATGTCAGCGACGCGGAGCGAGTTCGCGCGGCTGCTCAGTCGGAGGAGATCACAAGCCGTTTTCTCGTCCGAGCGGATGCGCTAACGCGAACGATATCCGGCAAGGACGTGCTGATCTACCGCTCCATCGGCGGCGATGTTCGATACGAGATCACGGGGGCCAAAGAGAGTCTCGAGCGCGAAGACGGCCTCGAAATCTCTGCCGTTGCACGCCCCGATCAACCGGCGGGTTGAGCAGATGCGCCCAACTATCCGCATCGTCGGAACCGATTCCGTTCGCCGCAAGCTGCTGGCGATGAGCTCGGCTCTCCGCCGAGAAACTCTCGTCCCGATCATGGAAGACCGCCTTCAGCCGATGGCGGACGACATGCGCTCTCATGCGCGCCGGCGTAGCGGCAGGATGGCGAATAGCGTGACCGTCGGGACCGAGTTGTCGCCGAACCAGGCGGCGCTCGCTGAGCGGTTCGCAGAGATTGAGGTTTACGCAGGCCCGGGGCCGCTTCCGGAAGCCATTCAAGAAGAGTTCGGCAATTTCCACGAAGAGCCGCATCCGTTTATTCGTCCGGCGTTCGACACGAACGTCCGCCAAGCGATGATCGATATTGCCGACGATGCTGCAGACGTCGTCTTTGAAGCCGCCAAGAGGGCCTAAGCATGGAAGAGGCGATACGCACTCTGCTGCTGGGGACAGCGGCGCTGTCGGCGCGCGTCGGGCAGCGCGTCGACTGGGGGGTGAGATCGCAAGGCGCCACGCTGCCTGCGCTGACGCTGTTCTTGGTGTCCGGTGTGCCCCAGATGACCTTTTCCGGTCCGAGCGGCTGGAGCCGCGACCGCATCCAAATCGATGCTTGGGGCCGCACCTTCCTTGCCGCGCGCGACCTTGCCGACATCCTCGCAGATCCGGACGGTGGCCTGCTCGTCGGCCTGCGCCGCGATCTTCCTGGCCTCCGCCTTCGCACCTTCGTGATCGGCCGGCGCAGCGACACCGACACCGACGCGTCCGGTCCCGTCCACCGTACCAGCCTCGACGTGATGGCCTGGCACATCCCTCTACCCACGGAGTGACCCCATGAGGATCGAGATCCTTCACACCTTCGACGACCTCACCAAGCCGGAAGACGACCGTCGTGTCGAGGCCGGCACGAAACTCACCGTCACCGCCGAACGCGGTGCGGAGCTCATCGACCTCGGTTTGGCCGAGGCGATCGGAGGCGACCAAGCGGGGGCCTCCGACACATCCACAACCGAAGATTGAACCACGTTGGGCGCCGCGTCGCCCCTTAGGAGGAAGCAATGGCAGAGACAGCAGTGGCAACCGATATCGGTTTCCTCACTCAATTCGGCAAACTCGTGGGTTCGGTTTTCACGCCGCTCGCGGAGTTGACCGACATCGGCACCCCCGAGACATCGCGGGACTCGGTCGATTTCACTCACTTCGGCAGCCCGGATTTCCATCGCGAGTTCAAGCCGGGCCTGTCGGACGCCGGCGAGCTTCCGATCAGCTACAACCTGATCCCCGGCCTCGCCGATGATCTGGTGATCGCGACGCATCTCGCCACGCGCCTGGTCGAGCAGTGGCAGATCCTGTTCCCGAACGGCGCCAAGTTCGTCTTCAAGGGGTTCGCGACCAAGCACAGCCGCGCGACGCCGATCGACGACAAAATGATCGGCTCCGCAACGTTCAAGATCAGCGGCAAGCCCGTCCTGACCCCGGCGGCTTGATTATGGCGAGCAAGCTCAAGGGCGAGGTGGCCTTCACCTCCTTCGAAACGCCGTTCACGCTGGTGATGGACTTCAACGCGATCTGCTCGATCGATTCCGAACTGGGCATCGGTATCGACGAGATCGGGGAAAAGCTCTCCGGCAGCGCGCCGACGATCCGATCTGTCTTCCGCATCGGGCTCGCCGCTAAGCACGGCGACATGACGGACATCGAGGCCGGCCGCATCATCGGGGAGATCGGCCCGACGCGCGCGGCCGAATTGCTCGCCGAGGCCTTGACGGCGGCGTTCCCGGAGGCGGCCAAGGGCACCGGCAACCCTCCGAAAGCGCCGGTGAGGAAGCCGGCTGGAACGTTGAAAAGGCGCTAAAAATTTGGTGGGAGATGCGCTTCGGCAGCGACCCGGACGTGTTCTTCCGCCTGACCCCACGCCTTTTCGATTTAGCGGTCGCCGGACGAGCGGAAGCGGCGAGATATGAGAATGACCGGCGGATTGAAGCTGCGTATCTCACAGCCGTTCTGGGACGAGCAAAAAAGCCGCCGAGGCTCGAAGAACTGCTGTCGCCGAAGAAGCCGGTTAGTTCCAAACCGGCTGACTGGCGCAAAATGCTCGCGATCGCCGAGGTCTGGGCGGGCTCGGCACAGGCGGTGGTCTGAAAGCAGAGCCTGGCGAAAGCCGCGGCGCGGCCTAGGCGTCGCGAGGGTAGGGCTGCTCTATGGAGTAGCCCTACCCAGCGGTTCACTTCGTTTTCGGCTTCGATGGCTGCGCGGGCGCCGGCGCGCGCCTCGACATTGATCTCCGGCGGCTATTTCTAATTCTGCAAATTGTAGTCAGAGAGTGGCAAAGGAAAACCGGGCGGCGCGCGATAGTATGATGGCAATGATGTCTCGTCGCCTTTCAGCCAGGAATATCCTTTCGGTCCTAGCTTCCACGTAAAGAACTGTGACACGACCGATCTCTCAATATGCAGCGGCCCGACATCTGTTCTGTATTCGATCACGACCTTCACAAGAATGTAGGATGGATACCACTTGGTTGGAATACCGCTTGGCATAGATTTTATAGTCATGCCCCATTTGTCTGCGTTTCTGCAGTTCAGAGAAATTGAGTTACCCGGATCTAGTGAAGGTGCATTATACGATGCGGGTGCAACCCATTTTTCCTTGTTCCGGATGAATTGGCCGCCAGGAAGCACCCACGCAACCTCATGGATTTCGCATCGCATCCGAAGGTTTATCTCGCGGAAAATGTTGCCTTTGTTAGATATAGTTATTGGTAAATCTAGGTATTGATCCGAAATGCCAGAGTCAGGGTCTATAGATGGTTCGGATTGTCGATATTCATAATAAATCGCGAGTGCGGAAGCAGCAATCCCGATAGCAGAAACGAGAAAAGCTAATGACCTTCTTGCATAACCTAGTCCAATGGATGTGCGGGACCATAGTGACGCTATTCTACCTCTTAGCCGGCGTAGCGATCGGCGCCGCCATATTTTTATTTTGGTTCGCAGCCGTCGCATTCTGGCAGGCAATTCATCCCCCTGTAAATTACGCAGGATCTCGGATCGAGATTAACGCCGCGCGCTAAGGAGTCGAGGGATCGACTTTTTTATCGCTGAGCAAGGCCGAAAAGTTCATCGCTACCGACATTCGCGCCGACCGATGCGCCGTCGGCCCTCCGCCCGAATCTTAAACAACACACCCTGCCTCGGCGGGGCTTTTCTGCATGGAGGCCCGACATGAACAATGCCGTCGTTGGCGCCGCGCGCGTTATCTTTGGTGCCGATACCTCCGAGTTCGATGACAAGGCAAAAGGCGTTGAAGGCGTGCTTGGCCGCCTGGTCGACAAGTTCACCGACGTCGAAAAACGCCTCCGCATCATCGGCGCCGGCATAACCGTTGGCATCACTTTGCCATTCGCAGGCATGGTGCGCGCGGTTGATCAGGGAGCCGGCGCTTTCGAAGCGCAGATGAATCGGGTGGAAGCCGCACTCAACGGGGTCACCGGCAAGCAGTTGAAGGACCTGTCCGACCAGGCGCGCAATCTAGGCCCCGCGGTCGGCAAGGGCGCTACCGAGGCGGCCTCGGGTATCGAAGCGCTCGGCTTGGCTGGCGTTAGCACCTCGGACATCCTCGGCGGCGGCCTCAAGGCAACGCTCGATCTCGCCGCGGCTGGCATGGTCGACACGTCCGTGTCCGCCTCGCTGGTGACCGACGTATTCGGGCAGTTCCATAAGACGGCCGCGGATCTCCCCGATGTCGTCAAGAATGTCGTTGGTGCGCTCGACGCCAGCAAGTTTGGCTTTCAGGATTTCCAGCTCGCGGTCTCGCAGGGTGGCGGCATCGCGGCAGAGGCTGGCATAAGCTTCCGGGATTTCTCGACGGCGATCGCCGCCACCAGCACGCAGTTCAGCAGCGGCTCAGACGCCGGCACCTCGTTCAAAACCTATATCCAGTCGCTGGTCGGAAACAGCGCGGACGCGAAATTCGCGATGAAGGCGCTCGGGATCGAGTTCTACGACGCGGCGACCCATCGCATGAAGCCGCTCGCGGAGCAGGCGCAGATTCTGCGCGACAAGCTTGGCGACCTCTCAGATGAGTCCAAAACCGATGCCCTGAAGACCATCTTCGGTGCCGATGCGGCGCGCACGGCGATCGGCCTCATGAACCAGGGCCGGGAGGGCTTCGAAAACCTTCAGAAGACGATCGAGAATGGCGACGTTGGCGGAAAGATCGCCAAGCGCATGGAGGGCGATGTTGCCGCGACCAAGCGCATCGCGGTCGCATGGGAGAGCGTGAAGATCGCGATCGGCGAAACGGGCCTGCTCGACATCATCACCTCGATCAAGAACGCCTTCGCCTCCCTGCTCGAAACGATCGCAAAGGCGCCCCCTTGGGTCATGAAGGTGGGTGCCGTCTTCGCTGGCCTCTCCGCATTGCTCGGGCCGATCGTCTTCCTTCTCGGGACCGTCGGCACCTTCCTCGCCGTGCGGTTCGCGGCCGGGTTCGGGTTGATCGGTCGCGCCATCTCGTTCCTGTTCGCACCGCTAGACACGCTGCTGAAGCTCTTCATCGACTTTGCCGGCACCTCGGCGCTACGCTTCGTGTTGGGTTCAATCGGTCGGGCGTTCCTCGGCATTGCCGGCCCAATCGGGTGGGCGATCACCGCGTTCCTGCTGTTCAAAGACAAGCTGATCCCGGTTCTGGAGCAAATCTGGAACAAGCTGACCACCACGCTCGGCCCCCCGCTCGAGGCGATGATGCAGAAGGTGCAGGAGATCTTCGCGAAGATCACCGGCGGCCCGATCGGCGGCGCTCTGACTTGGCTCGCGAACGCCGTTGGTGTCGTTGCCGATGTGATCGGGACTTTGCTCGCGGGCGCGGTGGCCGGTGCTGGCGATGTGATCGTCAGCGTACTCGGTGCTGCGGGGGCACTAATCAACGGCTTTCTCGACGTCGTGAGCGGCATGGTCACGCTCATTAGCGACTTGCTCCGCGGGGACTTCTCGGCCGCTTGGGGCGACGCTGGCGATATCGTGGATGCCGCGTGCAATGCCGTGATCAACGCCATCGACGCACTGGGGCCTGGCCTGGGTGGGCCGTTGCGGGAAGCATACACGGCGGCCAAGGAGTGGCTGGCCGACGGCTTCACGGAGATCGGGAATTGGCTCGGCACGGCGGTTGCCGGGATGGTCAACTATATCGGCGACACCTTCCCGGGTATCGTGACAGCAGCCGCATCGGTTTACGCCGGCGTTAAGGCGTGGTTGGTCGACAAGTTCGGTGCAGTGCTGACTTGGATCAAAGGCGCCGCGAAATACATCTCGGATGTCTACCAGGGGATGAAGCAGACGCTGGGGCTCGGCGGGAAGATCACAGTTGCGGAGCCGCAAGGGCCGTCGTGGCTCGACAAGGTCAAGGCAGCCTTCACGCCGAAAAAAACACCAACTCTTCACAAGCCGGACAATGAAAAGAGAGAGCCGAAGGGCCGCGACACCAAATACGATGCCGCAAACCGCGCTGAGCTTGAAACGCAGGCGCGGTTGGAGGCCGCGAGGCTCGCCAATGATCAGGCGACTATCCAGGCGATCGAGGATCGGCTCGCCCTTCAAAAGCAGATCGAGGCCTACCAGCGCACCGGGCTGTCTCTCGCCGAGGCGACCACGAACGCTGAGCGCGATCGGAAATTGATCGCCGACGGGCGCGCCATCCAGACAGCGAAAGAGATCGCTGACGATCGTTTGGCGTTTCAGCTAAAGCTTGCCGAGGTGGCCGGGAATGGTCGCCTCGTGGAAGCGCTCAAGAGCCAAGAATATCTGCAAGAGCGGATCGCGTTTTGGTACTCGAAGATTCACGATCTTGCCGAGGCGACGCGCCGCGCATCTGCCGATCAGATGCAGTTGGACGCGCAGATCGCGGCCCAAAGAGAACGTGCTGCCGACCAGGCTGAGCAGCAGCGTCAGATCAATCTCGCCAAGGCTCGCGGCGACACAGACGCACAAATCCAAGCAATGGAGCGCAAGCTCGAGATTGAGCAGCGTTCCGAGGATCTGCAGCGCGGTGCGGACGGTCGCGCGCCGATGAGTAAGCCGGAGGCCGATGCGCAGGCCGCTACCGAGGCGCTCCAGATGGAGCAGGCCAACCAAATGGGGATCTGGCGCGACACGATCCGGGGCGGGTTCCGCGCCGCGCTGGATGGGAACCTCGGCGACTGGTTCAAGAACTGGTGGAAGGATCGCGTCGCGAAGGGGAAGGAAGAGGC